TCATCAGGCCCAGCCTCCTCGGTCAATCACGCGTTGAAGCTCAACGCGCTTGGGGTCATTGGGCTCATAGGCTTCCAGGTCTTCCTCGGTCACGCGCACGTAACCGCGTGCCGCGTCTTGACCTTCGGCCCACCACTCTCCGATCGTGCGCTTGACCTCTTCGAGCAGCGCCACGGGATCAGCGATGCGGAAGTCGAACTCCGAAAACTGGTACTCCCCTGTCGGGTCGTCCCCGTCGATGAGCAGGTGGAAGCCGTCTTCCTCTGACTCGATCTTGATGCTGTAGACGTACATTAGACCTCGTCGCGCATGTGCATGAGCACATCCGGGATCTCGACTTGGCAGTAGGAGTGGGCTGTGTTTAGGACGTTGAAGATCGCGCCCTCTGCGATGTCGGAAGCTTCAGACAGACGGCCTAGATCGTGCCCGTCTACCTGCCCGGCTGGCTTGCCCCAAGCCTGCGTTCGAGCGTCTAAGTTGATCTTTCTGAGAATCTGCCGCGCTGTGTTCAGCGCCTCGATGTCTTGTGTGGTGAGCATGTGTCTCCTCTCTCTTGGATCAGTTGAGTATATCACTGGGTCAGGACGAGCGAGCGCCCCTCTTGCGCGCCGTGCCGAGCACGCGGCCAGCGTCCGACACGTTCCGGGGCGACGGGAGCCAGGGAAGGATCAGCCATGTTCCGGTCGGCTTGCGTCCGGTCGCGTTACAGTCGGGGCAGGGCTGATCCGATCCGTGCTCAATCCAACTGCGCTCTAGGTATCTCTCACCGTTGCACGTCTCACACGCTGGGTAGCGGTCGAGAAGCCCGAATGGGCACTCTTCCCATTCCCCCTCTCGGCCCAGCGTCACGAGCGTGACGCCTACGGCCTCCGGTGATTCACAGGACGCGACCTCTTGCTGGATACGTCCTTCTCCGCGACAATCGAGGCAACGCTTTAGCTCTCCGGTCACGCTTCCGTATGTGTCAATCCAAGCTTTACCTCTGCCCTCACATGTGGGACAATCACAGAGTCGATAGAGGACGAAGCGCGAGCGCGGATCGTAGTCCTCCGCCGTTACGTAATGGCGGGCATCAGCGGCAGCACCAGGCACCGGAATCCCTCCTCTCCTTCGGTGTTGAGCCCGGCCTCGAAATCAGCAGCCCAGGCCAGGGCAGCGGCGGGCTCAGAGAACGTCCCGTAAAGCGTCAGATCGCCCGCTAAGTCGTCTGCGTGAGTTACCGCGACCGTCCAACCGATAGCGCGTGAGAACGAGTCTTGCGCGTCTCTGGCCGCGATCAATGCGAGCAGCTGATTCTCGGGGGTCACGTTTTGTCCAACCATGCCGCGAATGCGATCGGGAGCCATAACGGAGCGCCGACGACTACTAGCACCGCTCGGCGAAGTGGCAGTGAGCGGAAATGCTCCCATGCCGTCACGTTCCCCACCGTCCGTTTCGCAGCGTCCGCGTAGTCTCGCGGTAGCCGCGCACGATCCCGAGCTTGAAAGCAATCCAAGCGCGCGAGGAATCGTGGGCGTGTGCTTCTCGTGCTTCCCAGCGCAACTCATGCTCGGTAGCCGCAAAGGGATAGTGGTTGGCGCGGTCGGCGTCGGCGTATTCGCAGCCGAGTGAGAATCCTTCCGCGTACTCGTCGGTTGTAGTTCTCATCTCTTTTCTCCTCTCTCTCTTGCTTCCTCTCGTATCTGCCGAAGAACGAACAGCGCCATGGCGACAAATACATGGCGCGGCCAACCCATTTCCTCGCAGAATGCGTCCACACTCGCCCGAAGTTCTGGCCGTAGGCGGATGTTCATTTGAGCCCAGCCGTTTCCATCGACTGGGAAGTGCTCAAACTCGGACAAATCAGGCATCGGCCACATCATGCAGCTAGCGCGTCGAGCTTCTCGTTCAAGACTTGATTGGCAAGGTCGATAATGGTCTCGCTCAGAAATGAGCGCGTCTTCCACTGCCATGAGGGATCAGCGAGGCAGGACAATGCCTCCAGCGACTGCTCGCCGAGCTTCTGAATGAACGCAGTAAGAGCGGCATCTTCTGCCCATTCGTGCGCGTCATAGGCTAGCTCGTAGAGTTTCTCTTGTGTCATTTTCTCTTCTCCTCTCTAGCGTTTCTCGCCGCGAGCGCGGCGCAGTATGTATTGGATCCCCGGCCTGCTCATGCCGGCCGCACGCGCCAGCTCAGCAAGCGAGTGATGTGCTTTCGCCCGCACGAGCGCAGTTCTGAACTCGTGCTCGGCCCGGTCACGCAGTTCTCGGGCTTCGGTGACTACATCGAGGAGGACACTCACTGAATGTATGGCTCCTCTAGCAGCCATAGCGCTTCCATCATGGCGCGCAGGTAGAGAGTTACGTCCGACCGCGTGCCGGCGGTCAGGTTCTTTACGACACCGCCGTTCTCGTCTCCAAGATCGAGCCCCGTGTATCCATAGCGCCCTTCCAGGAGCACGCGAGCCTTCGAGCCTCGCTTGCGAAACATCTCGTTCAAAGCCTCAGCGGTACCTTCCATCTCAGCCTTCGCGGTCATCGTATGTTCTCCTCTCTAGGGGTCTAGCGGACTGTATCGCATCCCGTCCAGAATATCAACTTACACCTTGTTTCCGTGCGTGCGCGCGAGTTAGGCGCGCTCTTCCCAGTCGGCATTAATGTCAAACGGTTCCACTTCCCCCTGTTTGTCAGCGGGCCTGTAGACGTTGCGCACCAGCTCCAGTCGGCGGTACTCACGCGGGCTAACAAGCGGCGGATCCTGCCAGGCCATCAGGCCGAGGGCGGCTTCACGGAAGGCAGCGCGGATCTTCTCTTGGCTGCTCATGAGACGTTCTCTTTGAAATCGGACGGCTTGAAGTGGCCGAAGTCCATATTGCGGTTGCCGTTTGTTTCGTTAGTCCAGTAGTAGAGGCCGCGTATCCACGGCGTCGCGTATCCGTCGCGTTGCTCGATGCCTACAACCTCAACGAGCCGCGAGCCGAACCCGTAGGCGTTGTCTGACTTGAGTTTGAGGGTGTCTCCTACTTGAATGTCTTGATGGCGCATCGTTTCTCCTCTCATCTAGGGCAGTAGCGCCCACGGCCGCGCGCCTAGTGGTAGCGCGACCGAAGGGGTTACAGCGCAATCTGGCGAACGCGCTCGATCTTGTAGTTGGCATGTCCACTTGCGCGCAGGGAACGCATGACATCGATCTTTGCGCTCTTGGCATTACGCGCATAGCGGCACGGAGCCGAGTAGCTGTCGTCGCTGAGCCTGACGCTTACCTGAAAGCGGTAGAGCGGGCGGTGGTAGAGATCGCGCATGTGCTGCTCCTCTAGGAAGTAGTGGGACGATGAGCGGCTGCGGCGGAGACTGTTCGTTCCCAAGGACTATCATCTACGCGGAAGTAGAGAACATCCCAAGAACGCTTGATCTCTACCCACATCTCCTCGCCTGTGCTCTTGAGACGCATTCTGCGGGTGATGCAGTTGCCGCGCCTCAGCTCTCTTTGCTCGCTCAGATTGAAGTTCATGCCCCCACAGTACAGCATCCCATACACCTGTCAAGTCTAGGCTTACCTAGACTAAAGGCTAGTATCCATGCCGCTTGACAGGTACGCCGAGCCCGGCAGCGCAGCTCCTCAGTGAGCCGGCGGGCCGGGCTCTGTTACTCGGCTGCTGCCGGGGAGAGGGGTGGGGGAGGGGGAGAGCGCGAGGGCTCTCGCAATACTGATGCACTTTGCATCATTTCCTGTAGCAAGTTGCATCTAGCCGATGCAGTGTGATACACTCTGCTACATGCGTAAATTCATCATCTCTGAGGAGTACCTAGAGCAGCTTTGCGCTGCGCTCGAAATCAACTGTCAGACAGTTACCAGAATCATCATCGACGCAAAGGCCGACGAACCGATCTACGCCTACGTCGAGATACTCGGGACGGAAGACATACTCAAGTTCTCCCCTACCACTGTCACCAAGGCGACGATCGGTGAGTAAGCCAGTACGTCTTCCCGACTACCTGCACGCCGAGATCGAAAAACTGGCGGCAGCTGAGAAGCGCTCACTCGCGAACATGGTGCAGGTGCTGCTCGAGCAGGCGCTCAGGATGAAGAGATGGGAGTCCGGGCTGTCGGGGGAGGGGGGCGTAAACGAGTCGTCCCCTGGTACACGGTCAGCAGATGTCACCTCTGCGGTGGAGCGGACGCGCGATGAAGCCGCAAGTACGTCGCCCCCCGCCGAGAGCCCAGATCCTCACTTCAAGCCCGACCCGAAATGAATGTCTAGAGAGGAGAAGTTCATGAAGCGCCTATTTCTGATCGTCATCGGAGTCTGCCTGCTCGTGCTGGGCATGACCGCCGCAACCGCTCTCGCGGACAAACCCCCTGCGCCGCCCGGCAAGGATCCCTGTTCCCACGGGAACACAGGAAAGCCCTGCCGCCCCGATCCTCAGCCGGACAAGGGCAAAGACTGTAACCACCACGGCAAAGAGGGCGGGGTAAACGAGGATCACTGCAAGGGCGAGATACAGCCTCCTACAACACCGCCTACCAATCCTCCACCGACCAACCCGCCTCCCATCAATCCTCCGCCCACGAACCCGCCCCCGACGATCACGACGGGAGAGCCCGGAAAGCCGGTGACGGTCGAAACGACGCCGGGACAGCCGGTCGAGGTGATCGGCCCCGCAGTCATAGTGGAGAAGAACCCCGGCACGATCACGCTCAAGCCGACCAAGCCGGGGATCATCAAGGTCTCTCAGACGACGCAGGTGACCAAGATCGGCGTGACCAAGCGGGATGAGATCGGAAAGGCGCTGGCAGGATGAAGGCCCTGCTTGCAGCCATTCTTTTCGCCCTCGTGCTTGTAGCCTCTGGTTGCGGCGGAACTGAGACAACGGTAGTTGAGGGCTTCGAGAATCAACCAGTCGAGGAGATTCAAGAACGAGATGACAGCCTTCGTACTGAGGTCATATCCGTACCGTTGCCTGATGGCCGCACTGTCATTTGTGTACGAATGAGGGCACGTGGTAGCGGCGCGCCTCGTCCCGACACACTGGTACTCGCGTGCGATTGGGATAACGCTAGATGAAGATCCTGCTCGCAGTCGTCGTCTCCGCGCTCGTCTTTGGGGCAGGCGGCTTCGCGGCCTCTTGTTACTGGCAGAAGCAGGGGGCCACGTACTTCTGCCACGGTGTCCAGGGCTATGTCATTTGTAAGACCGAAGGCTGGACACCGCGCTACGGCGTCCTGATCGATAAAGAGGTCATCGACATCTTCTTCGGGAAGCGTGCGATCTTTTCCTGCGAAGTGGCGCGGCGACCGTACGAGTGCTGGGACTTTCGATGAGCGCGTCGGAGAAGCTGAAGGCGCTGAAGCAGCAACTCGACTCACCATTTCCGACCGTCGTTTGGCACGCACAAGAGATCGAGAAAAGAGTTCTCCCCCAGATCGTGGCAGTAGTGGAGGCGGCAGAGAAACTCTGGCAAGTTCACGGAGAGATCGCAGCGTGGGAACAGGGCACTGACTTGATTGCCGCCCTCGTCGCTCTCGACGCCAAGTTCGGAGAAGAGTGATCGGCTTCCTCGCCCTCGGTTGTCTTTTCTGCGCGCTCGCCTTCAGCGCCCTCGATGTGGCCTCGGCCTGGCTTATGCTGCCGCTGGCCGGGATGATGATGCCGATCTGGGTCAGGCACGGGGACGGGAGGCAGCACCGATGACACCGGAGGAGATGTGCAAGCTCGCGGATGAGGCTACGCCGGGGCCGTGGACGGTGGAGGAAAGCATCTGCGCTGTAGACACACCGGATGGACGGGCACTTGTCCTGATGGTCGACCGACAAGAGCCAGCACAGGCACTACGGGACGCCTGCCTCATCGCCCTCGCCCCCGACCTCGCGCGGCTCTGCGCTGAGCTGGGGGAGGCGCTGGCAGGGGTCGCAATTCTTGAGATGCATTCCGACTTCAGCGACGATGAGAACGAGGAACTTCGCAAGCGCGCCGTGACCGCGCGTTCCGCCCTTGCCAAGCTCGCCGAACTGGAGGCGCCAACTGATGTATCGCGGTGAAACTTGCGAGGACTGCGGATTTCCCGTGGCATTCTTTGTGCGCTCGTACTGGATTGCCCCCGACGAGATCTGGAACGAAGTCATCGGCACACAGGGCAATCCTCGGGGCGAGGGCGTTGTGCTCTGCCCTCCGTGTTTCACGGCTCGCGCTGAAGTCAAGGGGCTACACGTCTCATGGCTCGCCGAACTGAAGACGTGAGCGACCGCCTCACCCTCTCGCTGATGGTGCCCCTGATCGTGGGCCTGACGGCCTGGGGGAAGTTGAGGCTGTGGGCGTGGCTGGGGAAACGCGGTGCTTGAAATACTGCTCATCATCGCGGTCTTCGCGGCGGGCTATGTTGTCGGCCAATCCCGGCGCTAATCTTCGCCCGTGGCGATAGATGAACTCCGCGAGCACCTGAGCGCCCTCTCCGAGCGGAACGTCCAGCCGTTACGTGACGTAGCCGAGCTGGGCCTGGAATCGATGGACGACGAGGAACGTAAGGCGCGCTATCTCGACGCCCTGGCCGATGGTCTGACGCCCGGTGAGGCGGCGGAGAAGGTGGGATCGACGAGCACGCGGATGCGCAGATTTCGGAATCCCCGTGCCAGCCGCTACGACGAAGGCTTCACGGCGGCTTATGAGGAGATCATGGCCGAGAACGGGGAGCACCGCGAGGCCCTGCTTCAGAGACTCAGAAAGGCGGCGATCGAGGAAGCTTTGAGAGGAAACGCCCGTCTTCTGGAGAAGTGGCTGATGATCCTCGATCCCGAATGGGCTCCCTTCAAACCCCAGAACTTCCAGGTGCAGGTCAACGTGGAGCAGCTGAAGGTGATGCTCCCCTTTGCTTCCAACGAGACGCTGGACAGGATGATTCGGGAAGCCGAAGGCGCAAAGGAGCTTCCTCCAGTGATCGACGCGATATGAGCATTCTGAAATCTTCAGGCGGCCTCTGTGAGCCAGCGAATGGCCTCATCTATTACAGCTTTGTCTTGATAGATGGCAAGACGTACATCGAATGGCAACCGAAACCCTGGAAGCGGGCTGCGCTGAAACCAGAAGACGCAAAGTTCGCGCGTCGATGACCGATACTCTTCCTCTTCTCTACGCCGAGCGTGAGCGGCGACAGGTCGAGGAAGAGGCGGAACGCCTTTCCTCCTCCTTGATCGACTTCGTGCGCGAGGCATGGCCCGCGCTCAAGCCGGACGATGAGTATCTGCACAACTGGCACCTGGAAGCGATCTGCGAGCACCTGGAGGCAGTTACAAGAGGCGAGATTACGAGACTTCAGATCTGGGTGCCCCCAGTGAGTATGAAGACGCTCCTGGTGAGCGTCATGTGGCCCGCCTGGGAATGGACGCACTCCCCCAAGATGCGCTACTGGTCTGCCTCTTACTCTGAGCCCCTCTCCGGGATCATCTCTTCCTGGTCTCGGGGACTGATCCTCTCCGACTGGTATCAGGCGCGCTGGGGGGACAACTTCCAGTTCACCAGCCAGTCCCTGCTCCAGTTTTCCAACAACAGAGGAGGAACTCGTCTTGCAACCAGCCCCGAGGGTAAAGGTACTGGCCTACACGGTCACCGGATCATCATCGATGACCCGATCAAGCCTGATGACGCTGCGGCTACTTCTCGCAGCACACTTGAATCAACGAACCGCTGGTGGGACTCCACTGTTTCTTCGCGGGGGATCGGAAACGACTTTGCGCGGGTGATCGTGATGCAGCGCCTGCACGAGAACGATCTCGCAGGCCACACGATCGAGAAGGAGCACTACGAAGTCCTCTGTCTGCCCGAGCGCTACGAGCAGAACCATCCCTGGGCCTGGACGAAGGATCCAAGAGAAGAAGGTGACCTGCTCTGGCCCGAGTTCCGCAATGAACGGATCTCGACTGCTCTTGCGAAGGACATGCTAACCCATAGAGCCGCCGGTCAGCTCCAGCAGCGCCCGGCCGCCCGCGAGGGGGAGATGATGAAGCGGCACTGGTGGCGTTTCTACGACCCTAAGCTCTTTCGGGAGGAAAAGCTAAAAGAGCGGCGGCCCAAGTTTCGGCTGGTGGTGCAGTCGGTCGATACGCCCTTGAAGGACAAGGAGTCGAACGATCTGGTCGCGATCCAAGCCTGGGGAGTCTCCAAGGCCGACCGCTACCTGCTCGATCTGAAGAAGGGGCACATGAACTACACCCAGGCCAAGCGGGCGATCCTGGAGCAAAGTAGATACATAAGAAAACTGTGTCCCTCCGCCGCCCACTACTGCCTGATCGAGAACGCGGGCTACGGCGTCGAGCTGATCCTGGAACTGAAACGGGAGCTGACCGGGGTGACCAAGATCTCCCGAGGGGCGGACGGGGACAAGATCCTGCGGGCGGAGTCAGCCTGCGCCGACCTTGAGTCCGGGAATTGCTTTCTGCCGGGCTTCCGACTTGGAACGGACGAGTATTCGATGCCGGACGAATCGCGCTGTCCTGCCGATGTTGTTGACTTCGTGGATTCCTGTGCCATGTTTCCCAACGCGAGGAACGACGATGACGTGGATGCGTGGTCTCAGTGTATGAACTGGTTACGCTCCAGGCAGACCTCCCCGGCAAGAACCTGGAGCAGCTTCAAAAGCCGAAGAAGCCAGACCCCCTGACGCTGATCCGTTGTCCGAGTTGCGGGGGGCTCAGGGGAGTCGCGCTCAGGCACGTGGCGCGCTACTCTGGTCGCTGCAAGGAGTGCATGAGAGGCAAGGTCGTGCCCAGAATCGCCTTCTGCTCTTTCTGGGCCGAGCGCTTCTCACAGGACGAGATCGAGCAAATGGCAAAAGCTATCTGGGGGTGAGGCCCATGAAAGCTCTGATTTTGACGGCACTGCTGGTGCCGATTTTTGTACTAGCAGGAGTCGCGTCTGCCGCCAACTGGATCACGACCGGCGGCTTCAGCCACGTAAACAACGATGACGTGATCGTCTTCCCCGGCCAGCCGGGGGCGTCCCACAACCATACCTACGTCGGGGCCCGTGATAACAACGCTTTCTCTACGTTCCAGTCGATGCAGGCGGGCGGAACGACCTTTCGGACGAGTGGCGACTTCTCGGGAGCCTGGGTACCGACCGGTCCCTACCCGATCCACTCCAACAAGGGTTTTCTCCTCTACTACTCCGTGACTGCTTCTACGCGCGTCTTCCCTGATGGTCTGAAGATGATCGTGCGCTGGTCGCACAACCGAATTCGCTTCAAGTGTGGCCCCGGCTCGAACACCGAGACGCTGGCCCCGCCCGCATCTTGTTCGAGCGGAATGCTGGTCTGGGTGGTGGAGTTTCCGCAGTGGTCAGACGGTCGCACGGACTCTTCCGACCACATCTCGCACATGAGTTACTCGCGAACGGCAACGCACACGATTCTGCTGCCCCGGATCAAGCTCTACGCGCGCTTTGCGGTTCCGGCGGGACAGCTGATCAACCTGTCCCTTTCATCGGGGGACTACCAGACAGCGCATGTCGATTACTTCGACGCCTGGGACAAGACGCGACTCCAGCAACTGATCAACCAGTGCGCCGGGACTAACTGCGGGACAGACCCGGCGTGATCGATGTTCTCGTGCCGGTGCTGGGCCGCCCTCAGAACGCGGAGCCGATGGCCCAGTCACTGGCCGAGAGTACGGTTGAACCGTACCGACTCCTCTTCATCTGTTCTCCCGGAGATGAAGAGGAGATCCGGGTCTGTAAGGAGCTGGGAGAAGTCCTGGTCGTGGACTGGCCTCCGGGCCGGGCCGACTTTGCGAAGAAGATCAATTGGGTCTTCGACAAGATCGACTCCGAGTGGATCTTCCAGGGCGCGGACGATATTCGCTTCTCTCTTCGCTGGGATACCGAGGCGCTCCAGAAGGCGCGGCTCAAGCGAGTGTCGGTGATCGGCACCAACGACCTGCACAATCCGGCGGTCAAACAGCGCCGGCACTCGACGCATACCCTCTTCCGCCGTGACTACATCGAGCAGCACGGCGGTACTTACGACGGCACGGGCAGGGTCTTCTGTGAACTCTACGACCACCAGTTCGTGGACACGGAGTTCGTGGAGACAGCCATGCTCCGAAAGCAGTGGGCCTTTGCCCAGCGCTCGATCGTGGAGCATCTGCATCCCTACTGGGGGCTCTCGCCCTACGACTCCACCTACACGAAGGCGCTCCGCGAGTCAGGCCCCGACATGCAGATCTACAAGAGCCGCTGCCGCGTTTGGAACTTCAACCGTAGACATGCGCGGAGACGGTGATATACTCGTGCCCGTGCGATTCATCTACGGTCTTGCAGCGCTGGGGACGATCTATTGGATCTGGAAGCGGTTTCTGCTGTTACGCGAGGGCCTGATCTTCATTTTGGTCGAGAAAGCAAAGGAAGCTCAGAAAGCCGCGCTCGACTCCAAGCGGCAGGCTCTTGATGTAGCGGTGGCGGCCAGGATCGGTGTTGAGCGGCCGGAAGTTGATATGCGCGAAGACTTGGATGGTTTGATCTCCATCCTCTCCGATGACATTGCAAGAATCGAGGAACATCTCGTCTGATGCCGCGCTTCGAGACACTCGTGAACTTCCACATGGCCGCTGTTAAGGGCCAGGAACTCGATCAGCCCCAGGGCGGGAACGGGGGGCCCCACTTGGTGGACATCTGGACGCTGGTCTTCAGCGACCGTCAGACCGGAGATCAGATCCGCATCAGCTTCCGCGAAGAGGCCCGAGACGAACTCGTGCGCCAGCTCACGGGCGGGATCGTGCTGGCCGGGGGCAACTTCCCCAAAGTATGAATGTCAGTGTCGTAATCGCGACCTATGGTGCAGAGCGCTGGCGCGATCTCGCCTACGCGCGAGCTTTCCCTTCCGCCCAGAGCCAGACAGAAGACATCCAGGTCTTCCACGACCCCGAGGGGACGATTGCTTCGGTCAGAAACGAGGCTGCGGCCACGGCCAAGGGAGACTGGCTCTGCTTCCTCGACGCTGACGATGAACTGGCCCCAGGTTTCATCGGGGCCATGGAGCGGGCTTCGGAGCAGGAGCAAGGGGCAGACGGCTCCCCTCTCCTGCTCACGCCCGCCGTTTCCTACACCGGAGAGCGGCAGCGGCGTAGATCCTCTCCTCGGATCTGGCCCGAATGTGCGCTGGAACGCGGGAACTGGTTGGTGATTTCGACCCTTATCCCTCGCGATCTCTTCTTGGAGATCGGGGGCTTCCGCGACTACGGTGATCCGCCGGGCTCGATCGGTTACGAGGACTGGGGACTCTTTGCGCGGCTGGTGCAGACGGGGGCCAGGATCGTGAAGGTTCCGGAGGCCGTCCTGATCGCGCATATCACGCCGCAGTCGAGAAACCGCTCCGCAACTCCTCGGGAGCGGAACTTCTGGCATTACGAGGTTGGGCGGGATGTCTGGCCCGAGATCTACGACTCCAACTGGCTCACTGCTAATCAGCCAAGGATGCGGGAGCCCCGGAGACGGAGGAGAGTGGCGTGACCGCGAAGAAACCTCCTGAGCATGACGAGCGTTGGGTGGCCGGACATGATGCGGGTTATGTCAAGGGCCGCGATGATGGGATCGCAATCGGCTGGTCGGACGCCAAGTTGCGAGCCTTTCGTGCCGTGGCTGCCGTAGAAGAATCTTCACTTCACAAAGTTGGAGTCAGGGAAGTGCGGGATGCTCTCAAGCAAATCCTGGGCCAGCCGTCGTGAAGATCCATACCTGCTTCATCACCCACGACCGCCTGGAAGTCTCCAAGCGCGCTATCGCGAGCTACCTGGAGACGGTCAGCGCCCCCTTCACCTTCGTGGTCGTGGACAACCGCTCCCGCGACGGAACCCGCGAATGGCTCTTGCAGCAGGACTGGAACATCTCCCTCCTGGATAGGAACCGTTATCCGGGCTTCGCCTGCAACCGGGGCTGGGAGCGAGCACCGGCCGATGCCGATTTTCTCCACCGTGCGGACAACGACTTCACCTATCGAGACGGTTGGTGTGAGGAAGTGGCCGAGCGCTTCCAGGATCCCGAACTGGGGCAGCTCGGCCTGCTGACCGATTCAGAGGAGGCCTTCGCGCCGATGAACGTGGGGGGGAACTGCGTGATTCGCCGAGAACTGTGGGACAAGGGCCTGCGCTACGACGAGCGCCCCTGGACGGAACTCGACCGGGGCTACTCGGAGGACTCCTACTTCTCTCCTGCCGTAGTGGAGATGGGCTACATCTGGGGGCGCGTCCAGAGAACCTGCATCGACGGGCTGACCTCTCCGCATCCCAAAGATCCGTACTCCCGCCGCACCTACCGAGATCGCGGCATCCTCGACATCCTCAAGCACATCAAGACTTGATCTCGGTCATCGTCCCGACTATTGACGGCCGGGAGAAATGGCTAGACCGCTGTCATGCCTCTTACTCTGCTTGGACGCCCACGAATTTCGAGTTCATCGTGGTACGGAACGAGAAAACCTGCAATCGGGCCTGGAACATCGGGATCGAGCAGTCTTCCGGGGACTACATCCACTTGAGCGCTGATGACATCGAGGCGCAGCCCGGCTGGTGGCAGACTGGCATTCAGTGGATAGAGAAGGGCTATTTACCGGCCCCCCGCATCCTCAATCCGGACGGCACCCTTCAGTCTTGCGGAGACGGGGACTGGGAGACTCCAACCGGAACGAAGACGGAGCTGACCCGCGTTCCCTTCTTCTCCCGCGAGCAGATGGAGAAGGCGAAGATCTACCCGATCATCAAGACCCACTACTGCGGCGATCTCTACGTGACTCACCGGGGGGCGATGGCGGGCTACAGGACAGTGGTGGTGAGGGAGATGCAATTCATCCATTCCTTCGCTAACGTCGGGCGTCTCGATGAGCGTCTCTCCAACGACTACGCGATCTTCCGTACTGTCCGAGACAGAGACATCCACCGAGTCGCTTAGCATTCCCGCCATGAAGGTCGTAGTTACCGGTGGGGCTGGCTTCATCGGCCAACATCTCTGTTTCGAGCTGGAGCAGGCCGGACACGAAGTAGTTGTGATCGATCTCAAGCTCTCCCGTTGGCACGATCTGCGCTTCCCGGAGATCGTGGAGGCGCAGTTTAAAGAGCACCAGGATGCCGACATCTGCATCCACCTGGCGGCCAAGGTCGGGCGACTGTTCGGGGAGGATGACCCAATGGAGACGATCACGGACAACGTGGGGATGACCGCGCTCGTAGCTCAGCAGTGCGGTCACCATGGAATTCGCTTGGCCTACGCCTCGACCTCGGAGGTCTACGGGGACAACGGAGAAGCTCTCTGCGACGAGATCGAAGGCCCGTTCACGCTCCCGCACAACCTGTACGGAATCTCGAAGCTCTTCGGGGAGGACGTATGTGCGCACTATGCCCTAGATGGCTTGACCGTCTTTCGCTTCTCGATGCCCTACGGCCCGGGGCTGCCCGCCGGCAGAGGCAGAGCCGCGATCATCAACATGCTCCATCAGGCCCTGCACGGAAAGAAGATCCCCGTTCACCGAGGGGCCGAGCGGTCGTGGTGTTACGTGACGGACGTAGTTCGAGCAGCACGACTTATTCTGGAGGAGACGGAGGGCGGAGCCTTCAACGTGGGGCGGGATGACGATTCCGTTTCGATGGAGTGGGTGGCGGGTATCTCCTGCATGTTGACGGGGGCAGAACTGAGCTTGGTCGAGTACGTCGATCCGCCCGCCATGCAGACAGTCGTAAAACGGCTTTCCACCGAACGCATCCGGCAGCTCGGTTGGGAGCCCGAAATCGATCTCGAAGAAGGGATGCGAAGAACTTTGGAGTGGGTCAAGACCCTCGATGAAGCAGGAGCAATCGCGGCCTAGGAGGAAAGATGCGAATTAGGGTTCACGTCCAAGGGATCAAGGGTTCAGGATTGATGCACGAGGGTGAGGAGGCATCCGTTCTCTTCCGGGGTGTTCTAGAAGTAGACGGAAGTCTCATCGAGGAGGTCTCTGAGATTGAAGTTTCCTTCTCTAACGACAGAGCCGCAACAGTGAAGCCACACCTGATGCCAGGGTCATTTGAGGTAATTACTCACACAGATGAGTCTTGGCCGGAACTGATGAACAGTGTGGACGAACAGCGCGAAGTGCGGGCTGGCAGTGGGAGAATCCTCGCGTTGGAGGAGGAGTGATGCCTCAAGTATGGGATCCCGAGCGCTGGGTACAGAACGATGACGGCACTTACACGCGCAGACACGGAGAGAGCTACTACCAAGACATCGAGACGACCGGCGCGGCGGCGGAGTTGGCCGCTGAACTGGGGGTCGATCTCTCGACGGTCAAGGGCACGGGCAAGGACGGCAGGATTACCGTGGCCGACGTGAAGGCTGCCGCTTGACAGTCGGCCCGCACGTCTACGGAGACGACCGGCTCCACCTCTGGGTGATGCCGAACGCCTCCTTTACGGACAAGCTGAAAGACCGTCTGCCCAAGATCAAAGCGTTCGCGAACGGGCAGATCACAGACATCGATCTTCCCCGCGAGGCGCAGCCCTCCGACATGACGAAAGTGAGACAAGCGGGATTCTTCGCGCATCTCTGGACGACTCCGCACGGTCTCACTGGTGTGGCCTATGCCAGTCAGGTACTTGGGGACTATGACCGATTGCGACCAGGAGCGGTCGAATTGAACGTGGAAGTACCCGACAATCAGCTAGAGGACTACATGCGCGGAGTCCATGCTGCGATCCGTGCAGTTCGTCCCTACCTGCGGCTGCGTTTCAACATCGCGCCCTTCAAGGCCGCTTTTCTGCCTGTCGATCTCTTGCAGCAAGATCCCAACCTGTACGTGATCGAGCAGGCGTACTTTGGGAACATGGACGGCCGAGCGGCCGAGAACGAAATTCTGAGAGACATGGACGAGGCAGGAGTGCCGCAGGAGAAGAGTTCGGTCATGTACGGGGCGCACGTCTCATCTGCTCTCGGGAAGCCCCGCGTTCCTGCGCTGCCGGCACTTACTATCCGTGCCCTCAAGCGCGGATCGGTCTACCAGGACGACCTGATGGTCGATGCGGGCTACCTGTGACCGAGAAGCAACGTCTGGCCCTTCTCAGGAAGGCCCTACGGGAACTCAAGCTCACGAGCCAGGGCTATGTCCAGAATCCGATCGGAGGGCACTGGAAGGAAGCACTGGCGGCCCTGGGGAAGCTGGAGAGAGATTTCGAGCCATCTGCGGTTCCTGATCTCGGGCCGTTGTGGGTGGGAGGAAAAAGCGTGCTTCTGCATGATCTCACCCATGCGACCTCGGGTATTCCGCTCTATCCGGCCTTCGATGATGCCTTCAATCAGGGTCGCGTGATCGTGGCGCCAGAATCGATCGAGGTTATCCTTCCCCGGACATCTTCCAATCCCGGAAGGGCCTTCTACGCGAAGGGGCGGAGCAAGATCCGCTATTGGTTCGGGCACTTGGATCGAGACCATCCGATCGGGACGAAGTTCCAGAAGGGAGACGCGGTAGGCCGAGTGGCTCCCAATACAGTCGGAGGAGGCCCTCACGTCCACTGTGGAATCAATGTCGAGCTTTTGCTCGGTGCGGGTAAGCAACTACTTCATCACACGAATTACTCCCATGGAGCGCCTTTGATCGGAGTCCAGCTCGGGAAGGCGCTATGAGCGTTCCCGGCTGGTGGGAAGCAGCGATCCTAGCTCTAGCAGCCTGGCGCACCTTTCAGCTTCTGGCCTTCGATGACATCCTCGACTATCCGCGCCGTTACGTGACGAGGCTGGGGGATTTTCTTGTCTGCCCTTACTGCGCGGGGGCATGGATAGCTGCGGCTTGGTGGGGAGCTTGGCAAGCATGGGGAGACAGCGCGCTTGTCGTCGCGACCCCTTTCCTGCTCTCAGCAGGAGTGGTGGCAGGGCACAAACTTCTCTCTTCCGAGTAACGGCGGGGAGCGGCGCTACCATCTGGCTAACCAAGGAGGTCTCAGTTGGCTTGCGGTTGTGGCAAGAAGAAAACGCCACGCCCCGGTAAGTAGGAATAGTGGCCGAGGCGTACCTTGACATTCCCGGAGCGGGAAGAATACGAGCTACTGGCCCAGACGATCTAGCCAGAGCCGGGGAAGCCCGGGCCATTAGAGAAGCAGCGGCACTCGCTCCCAAGCGTCGCTCATTGACCGCTTCCGCCACCAAACTCGGTAGCCGAGAAGCCTCCATCTATTCCAAGCGCCTTTCCCAGCCCTGGCAACTCAGGGCGCTTTCTTACTACGACCAGATCGGGGAACTCCGCTTCGGAAGCCACTTCATCGCGCGGATGATGTCTCGCGTTCGCTACTTCCCCGGAATCTTGGAGGAGGACGGGAAGATCACGGAGATCACCGAAGGGCCGCCGGTCGAGCGCCTGAACAAGATCCAAGACCCCGGAGGAGGCCGCTCCCAACTTCAGTACCGCTACGGACTACTTCAGTTTGTGACTGGAGAGGGAGTGCTCTTCGGCTATCGACTGGAAGAGGAAGATGAGCGCTGGAAGTTCCTCTGGAAGGACGAAGTGAAGATCCTGGAGGACGGCCGCGCCGTGCGCCTCGATGCGGACAAGAAGGAGACGCGGGACGTGGGGGAGGCATACCGGATGTGGACTCCCCATCCTAGACATTCGGACGAGCCCGATTCTCCGGTGCGGGCAGTCATGGACATCTGCGAGGAGCTGCTGCTGCTGACCGCCGCCGTGCGCTCGACGGCCACGACCCGAATGACGAACGGGATGATGCTCATCCCGCAGCAGATCTCCCCCAGTCCTCCCGAGCCCAAGGGTGACGAAGATCCAGAGAACAACATCTGGCTGGCGGACTACATCGAGCACGTCCAGAACCAGAAGGAGAACCCCGGCTCGGCCGAGGCCGCCGTTCCTTTCCTGCTCGAAGGGGATTACGAGTATCTGGATCGGGTGCGTTGGATGCAGACTCACGATCCGCAGACCGACTACATGGAGAAAGAACTGCGGACGGAAGCGATCAAGAGGATGGCGTTGGGGATGGACATGCCGCCAGAAGCCCTGCTCGGGATGACGGATGCCAATCACTGGACGGCCAAGCAGGTCATGCACGACATGTGGCGCTCCCACGGGATTCCCAAGGCCGAGCAGTTTGCGGACGATCTCTCGGAGGAGTATTTGCGCCGTGGTCTTCAGGATGACGACTACGAAGACTGGAACAAGGTCGTGGTCGGGATCGATGACTCGCAGGTGGTGATCTCCCCCGACCGCACCGAAGACGCGGATAAGGCCCTGGACAGAATCGCGATCGGTTTCCCCGGATATCGGGAGATGAAGGGGATCAGGGAGGACATGGCCCCGACCGAGCAGGAGAAGGAGTTTCTCGCGACGCTCAAGATCCGCCAACCGGTCGAGATCTCGGGTCAGGAGCTGATCATCGCCCAGCGCGGGCCGCAGCCCGGAGCAAACGGGAATGCGCCAGCCGAGGAAGGGCCTCCCAGTCCAGGCACCAGAGATGTCTCCCGCCCCGAGGCGCGCACTGCCTCCGCCCGCATTTTGGGGGCGGCGGAGCTGGCTCTCAACCGCTGCCGAGAACTAGCTGGGGTCAGGATCCGCCACAAGTGCAAGGACTGCGCGGAAGGCGAGCCAGACTCACTGGTGGCCGCAACGCTTGGCGCGGAGCAAGTCAAAGATCCGATGAAGCTCGTTCACGGAGGAACGGACGGCTTCCGCTCCCTGCTCAGAGAATGGAGCTTCGAGGAGACGCAAGCGGCTTCCCTGTGCCAGTCGTTGGAGGTCTATGCCGCGCGGACGCTCTGCGAGCCGCGACAACCGGAGCTTCCGTCAGGATTCATGGCACAAGTAGAGAAGGCGAGGGAGATTTCTGATGCCGTACACCATTGAAGCCCGAGCAGACGAGTGGTGTGTGATCGGGCCTGACGGCAAGAGCCACGGCTGTCACGCTTCCCGAGCGCAGGCGGTCAAGCAGCAGCATGCTCTCTACGCAAACGAAGCTCGGACCGCCAGTGCGGAGAATGGACAGCCGATGCGGATCGAGGTGGCTCCCGCTGCTCAGAGAATCGAGATCGCCTCAGCCCCGAGTGAATTAGATCCAGGGCTCGTGGCTTCGGTGCAGTCGATCTCCGATCGTCTGCTTCAGACGGAGGAGAACGTGGCGTCCGTAGTGCTTCTGCTCAAGCAGCTTGTAGATGACGTGCGCATGGATCGAACGGCCTTTCAAGACGCGCTCACTGCGGCCGTCTCCAATTTTCCTGCGCCCATACCCCAGGAACCGCCCGTGGTGAACGTAACCGTTCCTGAGACTGTCGTACAGGTTACGACCCCCGAGCCCGTCGTGAACGTCACAGTCGAAGATTCAACATCCCGCAGGGCTGTTACATTCAATCGCGACCTTGCCGGCCGAATTGTCGGTGCCGAGGTTGTGGAAGTCGAGGAGTAAAGGAGAACCGATGCCCGTCTATCACTTCCGCCTCACGGACACAGACACCGGCGAGTTCCGCAACGTCTCGGTAGCGGCTGACTCGAAGGAAGAGGCCGAGGCAACGATCTACCGTCAGGAACAGAAGAAGGTCACCTTCCAGGCCGACGCCCAGACTCTGAAGGAGCTTGAGCAGCGGTTGAAGGAAGGCACTCTCAGCGGTCGCGACAAAGCTCGACTGCTCGCGCATCGGCAGGAGAAGCCATACGTGATCCAGAAGGCGAAGGGAGACTGAGATGGCGATCACTGTTGCGTTCTACGGTTTGACGATGGAGAAGATCGCCGAGCAGGTCGGTGCCGATGTCAACTACCTGACCGGCACGGTGAAGCTCTCGCTGCACACGAATACTTACGTGCCGAATCGAGACACGGATGACTTCTTCAACGACGCGACCAATGAGCTTCCGGGCGGCACAGGATATAACGCCGGTGGCGAGACGCTTGCAGGGAAGACGATCACCTATGATTCGGCCTCCGATCAAGTCCGCTTGGATGCGAACGATGTGACCTGGCTCTTCACTGCGTCTAAGACTTGGCGTAACGGGGTCATGTACATCGACACTGCGGGTGCCTCTACGACCGATCCGCTGTACGCGCTTCTGGCCTGGGATTCCGATCAGACCGTCTCCACGTCCTACACGCTTCAGTGGGATGCGGCGGGCATACTTTTCATCGACACCACGTAGTCCGGCGCGATAAGGCCTAATGTCTAACTTCCCGATCGTCCATGGTGTCAGGACGACGATCGGTGATCCCGCCGTCACCAACCACACCGTCCTTCTGCCCGATGGATCGGATGTGATCGGGTACCTGATCCAGGTCTACGTGACCATCGACGACACTCCGAGCGTAATCAGTGACGGCATCCCCGGCCCTCCGGCCTTCACCCTAGGCGTCTCGGTCGACGGTGGCGGGCTGCTGGTCGATACTTATTTTCGCATCGTTGACGGCAGCGAGAACTACACCGGAATCGATGACTCGCTCGTCTTTATAGTGGATCCAGCGAAGGTAGCGGTGTTCCACGTGGTGACCCTCGCTAACTGGTTCGGAACTGTCCCCTACTCATTCACGACTCAAACTTCGGGGACATCCACGAACGCCGACCCGCCCAACAACACCGCGCCCGAGTTCGAACTGGGAGATCACCTCTGGATCGCCTACGCGGGGCTGGTCGGAGCGCCCGCGGTTACCGGCTACCCGGCCAGCTACGACCTGCATCAGTCGAACATAGCCTCCGGCGGCGGGGGAGGCGTCACCGGTGCCATAGCCATGAGGGAGCTTAGGGCGACGAGCGACGACCCTGGGCCGTTTACGACCGCCAGTGCCAACTGGGTGGCACTCACCACGGCCTTCGAGGACGCTCCCCAGGGGCCGACACCCTTTTTTCTCTCGGCGGGGGCTTTTGCGTTTGGTATAGGCGCGATTACCCCTGGCGCTCCCGGGGGACTCGCGACAGACGATATCGAACTGCTGCTTGTCGAGTCCGCGGACGAGGCTGTCACGCTTTCTACCGCAGATGGATTCGCAGAGGTAACGGGCTCCCCTGTCAGTGCTCCCGGTGCTCTAGCCGAGGCAACGCGATTGACGCTCTTCTGGCGGCGCTTCGCGGGACAGGGGAACCCGACTATCGCAGATGCGGGCGATCACGTACTCGCACGACGGGTGGCCTTCCGAGGCTGCATCGCGTCTGGCGACCCATGGGATATCACTGTCGCTAGCTCCGAGACCGTGGCAGACACGTCCGGTTCCGCCACTGGCGGGACTACGACTGATGCCAACAGACTGGTAGTCGCCTGTCTGACTAGCGCGTTACCGGATGCGAACTCGACATCGGAGATTTCAGCCATCGCCAATGCCGATCTGTCGGCTGTGACCGAACATCTAGATAACGCCAGGGCTACCGGGAACGGCGGACACCTGGGCTTGATCAGCGGAGGGAAAGCAGCTGCGGGCGCGTTCGGGGCTACGACCTATACCAAGGTGACTGCTGGTTTCAAGAGCCATCTAGTCGTCGCACTTAAACCAGTAGAGGTGGAGGCTGGCTCGGTGCCGAGTCTCTATCTCATAAGCTCGCCGCTTCGCTGGATATCCTCTCTTCTAGCCTCTCTCACACGATAGGAGACTCATGGCTCGTTACTCCGTAGCAGGACGTTCAGCCGGTGCCGGTTCAACCACACTTCCTGTCTTTTCGCTCTACGCGATAGCGGGCATAGCGGCCAAGGTTCGGGAGATCGGTGTCTTCAACACGACAGTGACGGCGGTGGCGTTGAAGGTGGCGCGGCTTTCGACTACCGGGACGCAGGGAGCGGCGCTGACCGAGGTCGAGTATGACGAGGATTCGCCCAATCCATCAAGCACTGCTTTCGATACGCACACGGTCGGGCCGACGATCGTGGCGGGGCAGTTCCGCCAGGTATCGCTCGGCGCTGCCATCGGCTCAGGGGTGATCTTTCCGTTCGGCGAAACCGGGCTCGTCATCCAACCGGGCACGGCGAACGGGATCGGGGTCGTGGTTGCCACCGGCACGGGGCAGATCCTCGACTTCTACATCGACTGGGACGAGTAAGGGCTGACATAGGGTGGCAATCGCCTTTGCCAATCTTGGCGTCTCTGCCGCCCCTGACATCAACTCCGGGGCTGACGCCACGAGTTACGCCTCCGCCTCTTGGACGCCGCCGACGGACGGCTTGATCCTGCTCTATATCTCCTCGCGCAATGGCTCAGGGCTCAACTCGGTTGTCGATGTAACCGGGAATAGCTTGACCTGGATCAAGATCGCCGAGCCGACCTTCGATGCTGGAACCGAGCGGCTCTCGTTGTTCGCGGCCGACGCTACAGGAGCGACTACGGGGGCGACCACGATCAACTATGGAGCAAATACTCAGCTGCACTGTGCTGCTAGTTTCTTCCAGGCTACGGATATCGATCTTTCGGGTGGGGTCGCGGCGGCCTTCGTGCAAACTCCCTCAGCTTCGGGTACCGGAACCTCGGGCTCAGTGACGTTGGCGGCGGCAAGTGACGCGAACAATCGCCCCATCAGCGCTTTCGATCATCGCGCCAATGAGGCTTCGACGGAGCGCGTGAACTGGACTGAATTCGATGATCTTGCCGGCGCGGGTAGCCTGCGTAGCCTAGGTTCGCAAGTTCGCTCGGACGCTTTTGAGACAACGGCCTCCGCTACCTGGACGACATCGGCGGCATGGGGCGGCTTGGCGGCCGAGTTGAAGGCTACTGGGGCTGCTCCACCGACTGAGATTCCCATTCTTGTCATGGCGCCTCCGATTCCGGCTGGGTGGCGGCGATGAGACTGATTCGTTGGCCTACGCCCTCGCACCGGCCGCCCGGTTTACGGCAAGTCTCGGTCATCGTCGGTGGTCTGGTAGTCCCGACTGGAGTCACGGAGACTCCGACTTTTGGCGGTGCGACCGCAGGCGGTGTCGCTCCGGCAGCTTTAGTTGCTCTCGGTACTGGCGGGGCAACCGGACAGGGAACGAGCCCAAGTCCGTCTGTCAGCGTCTCTGCTGGAGGAGCCGTTGCTGCAGGGCAGACCACCTCTTCGGCCACAGGGGTGGCTCAGGGCGGGGCTTCTGCATTCGGAACATCTCCGAATCCGAATGCTCCTGTCCCCCAAGGCGGTGCGGCGGCTCCAGGGACGGGGCCGAGTGCGGTTATCACCTTCTCGCCCGGTGGTGCTGTTGCAGGTGGAAACGAACCGAGCGCACCTCTCACCGAGACGCCTCTCTTCGGGGGAGCAATCGCGGGAGGACTCAATCCAACCTCTGCCGCTGCGGCTTCGCTTGGAGGCGTATCTTCGGATTTCGGCGCTCCCGGTGCGATCATTTCGATTACCACTGGCGGCGCTACCTCGGGCGGAAACGAGCCTAGTGCTCCGCTGCAAGAAGCCGTTCTTCCAGGTGGGGCGATTGCTGGGGGCTTCCCGCCGGCGGAGATCATCGCTGGCGTCCTTCTGCCTACGATGGGTGGCACCGGCCCGCTGCGCAAGGGAAGACGCCGCAGAGAATTCGATTTCGAGATCGAAGAGGAAGAAGCTCTTGCTCTCGTACTATCGGGATTGTGATCTATGCTTGAGCCCGTGGAGACGCTGACTGCCGCGCTTGCCCCGCTCAAGCCTCCGCTCGAATGGTTCGAGACGGCCGAGAGCGCGGAGCCAACTCCACTTACCTTCACCGCAGCAGGCCAGGTCTACGGGCATTTGGCACTCTGGGAGTCCTGCCACACGGGGTTTCTGAATGGAGCATTCTCCGAGTGCGTGAAGGCTCCGCGTTCGCGGACGGACTACTCCTTCTTCCACCTCGGGAGACTAGAGACGCAGGAGGGCAAGGATGTCGCTGTCGGAAAACTCACCTATGACACCGACCATGCGCCTCTCACAGCCGGACTACAAGCTGCATCGCGTCACTACGACAACACTGGCTCCGTGGGAGCTTTCGTTCGGGCGAGGGACGGCAAACACGGGATCTGGCTCTCAGGCGTAGTGCGCTCCGATCTGAGCCCCGAGGGATTGAGAGACATGCGCGCGAATCCCCCCTCTGGCGACTGGCGCGCGCTGAATCACAACCTGGAGTTGATCGCGTCCCTGTCGGTGCCGGTGCCCGGCTTCCCTGTTCCTCGGAGTCAACTGGCGCTGGCGGCCTCCGCGAATGGGGACATGGAAGTGAGCGCTCTTATTCTCCCCGGTCTGACTTCGGAGGACGTTCCCGAGATGAGCCGGCAGGAGTTCCTGCGCCAGAAGCACGTCTTTGCGGTCGAGTCAATGACGGCGGCTGTGCTCACGAGCAAGCGCCGAAAGACGCTCCCAAAGACTTCGTTCGCGATCCCCGAAGATCGGGCTTACCCGATCCACGATCGCGCTCATGCCGCGAACGCGCTGGCTCGTTCTTCTGGGAAGCCAGAGGCAGGGAGAGTGCGAGCGGCGGTCTGCAAGCGCTACCCAGACATGCCCGCGTGTCGGTCAAAGTAGTTGCCCGAATACAAGCCCACCCAAGTAGGAGGCATCTTCATGGAGCCCTGGCAGATGCTCTTGGTCTCCCAGTGGATGTCGTGCTCCACGAGAGCACTCCTCCTAATCCCTGGGCGGGATACCAAAGTTGTCTCCGCGGTCTTCCTGACTGCTCTCATCTCCTAGTAGTTCAGGACGATGCGGTTCCCTGCCGCAACTTTGCGCCTGCGCTAGAGCAGATCGCGAAGTCCAATCCGGACACGCCGGTCGTGCTCTTCCTGGCGTATCTTCCCCGGAGGACTTCTCGGCTCGCGACTCAGGCCATGAAGCAGAGCCGCCGTTACGTGACGCTCTTCATCCGTGACTTCGTGCCGGTCGTGGCCCTGCTCTGGCCCCGACACAAGGCCGAAGAGTTTATGGAGTGGGGCCAGGATGCTCGGCTTCCGGGAGACCCCAACCCGCGTTCAGATGACGCGGTGGTGGGGCGCTGGATGATCCTGACTAGACAGGAGATCAGGGCCACTGTGCCTTCGCTCGTGCAGCATCCGGACATGGAGCCGAGCTTGATCGGAAGAACACCGGCCTGGGGAAAAGACCGGGGGCGAGTAGCGCTTCACCTGGCTGAAGACGGACTTGCGTACGACTGGTAAATCTCCCAGGCCCGAGTTCGGCGGTCGAGGGTGACAATCCCCGATTCCTCCCGCTGAGTTCGCGCGACAGTCTGCGGGAGTACATCGCTTACTTTCGGCCGGCTCACCCAGGTAGAGAGTTGATCCGGCTTTGCTCCATGCCCCTCGCGGTGTCATCCGCTACTCACATGGCATGAAGCGAGTATATCGAAAAAATCGGGTACAGCGGGAACATGTTCTAGACTTTTCCACAGCGCGAGAACGCGGGGCGTAACGCGCTAGCCGGTTCCAGGGGTTCCGGGCGTGATCAACCACGTCAAAGGAGAACCATGGAACCGCTATTCCCAGAGCTGCCGGAGGATGTGAAGGCGCTCTCCGATGAGGAGCTGGCCTCACTTCTCTCCGAGCACGAGTCGGCCGCCGAGCTGATCAACGCGGACGACAAGGAATTCGTGGGTGATCTGACGGCAGACCAGATCATCACGGAGTACCGCGCGGGGGCAGAGCAGATCAAGACGCTCCGCGCCGAGACTGCCGAGCGCCTCACGGCCTTCGAGAACTTCGAGGCGGAGAAGGCCAAGATCGCGGCCGAGATCAAGGGCGAGGAAGAGCCTGCCCCGGACGAAGAGGAAGAGGACGGGGCCAAGACCGAGGAAGAAGTAGCTGAGCCTCCGGTCGAGGTCGTGGCCGAAGAGGAGACCGAGGAAGTCGAGGAGGAGAAGGTGGAGGAGCGAGAGTTGGTGACGGCTTCCGCTCAGCGTTTCGCCCGCCGCCCACCGGCTCCCTCTCCCGAGCGGACGCCCAAGATCGAGGAGCCGAAGGGTACGGCGCTGGTGGCATCCGGGGATCTTCATCGGGACTTCTCCGAACCACTCGACCCGAATTCGCTGGCGGAGCTTGTAAAGGCGACCGCCATGCACTACGGGCCGATGCCGAAGACTGATCAGCCGGGCAAGTACCGCTTCGGAGGCCCCGAGCACAAGATCGCGAGGGCGACCTTCGAGTTCCCGGAGGAGAGGCAGCTCGGAGACAACATCAACGAGAACGTGGAGAAGATCAAGGCGGTCGTCGCGGCCTCGATCCCCGGCGGTTACGGGGAATACAGCCTGACCGCTTCCGGTGGTCTTTGTGCTCCCCTGGAGCCCTTCTACTCCATGCCCAACTTCGCGACCGACGCGGAGCCGGTCTGGGATGCGCTTCCCAAGTTCCAGGCCAGAAGGGGTGGAGTCAATACCCCCGAGGCTACGACCATCGGAGACATCGAGACTGCCATCTCCTCCATCTCGGAGGCCGATGACGCGCTCGGAGGCACATTCGCTACCAAGTCCTGCCAGGACTTGACCTGCCCCGCCTACACGGAAGTGGCCGTGCAGATCCTGGCTCACTGCCGCGAGTACGGGAACCTAAACGCGAGGGCCTGGCCGGAGAAGATCGCGCACGAGAATGCGCTAACGATGGCGGCTCTCTCTCAGACCTCCGAGAACTTCATGCTGGAGCGGATCAAGGCCCTCTCGATCAACGTCACGGATGGCCTTGAGACTCTGGGTGCCCTGATCTATCTGGTGGACGCGATCGTGAGATCTGCATTCGGGATCAGAGGCAGGCTGCGGATGCCCCCGAACGCACGCTTCCGGGCGCTGCTTCCGGCCTACACGCTCGATCTGCTGGTTCTGGACACGATTCAGACCCAGTTCGATCGCTTCCGCTCGAAGGGAGAAGTCGACGCCTATCTGCGATCGGTCGGGATCGACCCGGTCTACTACATCGACGGCAACTTCGCCGCCGGTGACGACCAGGTTCCGGACGCTTCTCAGGCGGCCGGCGCATTGGACGGGTTCCCCAACACCGTCCAGTGGGCGATCTATCCCGAGGGCGCGTTCCTGGGGATCGACTCTGGCTCTCTGGAACTGGGGATCGTGAGGGATTCCACCCTCAACTCCACAAACGACTTCCAGGTGTTCGGCGAGAAATTCCGCAACGTCGCGAGGATCGGGCCGGCCGAGAGTGCTCACTGGCACACGACCGACTGGTGCCCGGTGGGTCAGTTCCCGCCCGCTGGAACGACTCGGGTCTGCGAATAACGGACTGATTGAGGAAGGGGGCGTCGAATGAGCGAGATCCTGGCAGTAGGCCCGGCCCGTGATCTTGACGGCCCCCCTCCCGTCGCTCCACTCCACTCTCTGCTCCGAACCGAGCTTCTCGATGAGGACGGGGACAGGGTTGGAGTAGTTGTAGACAGGGATGCCACCCGCGTTCTGAACGGAGTCAACGTCTACGGCTATCCGACGGGCTGTCCTTCTCTCTGGGAGCCCTGTTCGGACGGAACCTTCCGAACGAAATCGGACGTCTCGGAAGAACTGATCACCCGCTTCGACGCCTTCGTCGTCTACAAGCCGATCACTTGTTCTGCGATCGGGATGGGCACTGAGGCGATGGAGGAGTTTGCACGCAGGGCAGACCGAGTGCTAGAAGCCACCGAATCGGCAGGTGTGGAGGAGGCTCTGGCGGCGGGGGTAGAGACTTCCTCCAATCCTTTCTTCGGAGACGTGAACGTGGACGTACTGAACGGCGGCACGGCTGTCTCCGCAGGGGTGGGGCTTTCCTTCCTGGAGGAAGCAATCGGTCTTACCTGTAGGGGCGGAATGATCCACGCGACCCCTGCGGTGGTCGCGGCGCTTCAAGCCTTTCCGCTCGGGGAGGAAGAGAATCCACGTCTAGTGACGGCCAACGGAACCCCGGTCGTCTCCGGGCAGGGATACCAGGACGTGGACACGCCCTGGCTGGCTTCTCCGGGAACCACCGAGGATTGGGTCTTTGCGACCGGCCCCGTCCAGGTGCATCTGGGGCCGCTCGTTACCACTTCGATCAGGGAAACCCTCGACCGCTCGGACAACACGGTCACCTTCCGTGCCGAGCGTTACGTGCTGGCTGCTTGGGACACCGCACTCCAGGCGGCCGTGCTCGTGGACTGGAGTTTGTAATCCGATGGACGCCATGAGTCCGAAGGAGGTAAGACATGGCAGTTAACTGCGGAGTCTCATTCGGGCTCTGCCGTACGCGCATCACGCGCGTAGATTCAAACGGTAACGTCATCGCTGGTGACAACTCCTACGTCACCGACAGCTCGTTGACCGTGACGGTAACCCCGAACATCGAGACCGGGAACGCGATCTCGGTCAGAAACGGATGCGGCTGCAACATCGCCCGCTTCAAGTTCGCGGACACCTTCAACTGGTGGGAGTTCTCCTTCTCGGATGCGGCGCTGGAGCCCGAGATGGAAGCCTTCATGCTGGGGGCGGCCACGATCGAGGACGGAGCCGATGTGGTGGGACTGGCTTATCCTTCGTCTCTTGCTTGCGACGAGGACGAGCCCGCCGTCGCCTTCGAGTTCTGGACGAAGCACATCGTGGGTTCGGGTCAGGATGCGGCCTTCCCCTGGGTGCATTTCGTCTATCCCATGACCATCTGGCAGGTCGGGGACAACACCTTCGAGGAAGCGGCCGGAACGCCTTCTCTTACTGGCTTCTCCCGCACGAACGGGAACTGGGGAGACGGCCCCTACGCAGATGGCCCGCCCGATTCGCAGGACATTTCCGAGGGCGGCTACTGGAAGACGGATATCGATCCGCCGGCGGCCGAGTGCGCTGCCCAGGCGGTGACGGCTACTTCCTAATGCCGGTCATCCTTTCGAGGAAGGGAGGGGGCACCAGTGGAGGCGGTGCCCCCTCCGGCCCTGCGGGTGGGGATCTCTCAGGGACTTACCCGAATCCCGAGATCGCGGCCAACGCAGTCGGCGCGCCGGAGATAGCAGCAGGAGCAGTAGGGCGTTCCGAGCTTGCGGCTGGAATCGGAGTCTTCGATTTGATAGAGGATGAGATTTTAGGTGCCAACGGCAGTTTCGAATTTGCCGCCATCCCAGCGACTTTTAGACACTTGAAGATTCTCATCATCGCGCGAGGGATCGCGGTCGCCACCGTGGACAACATCTTCCTCCGCTTCAACAATGACTCGACCGCCATCTACGACTACCAGCGCCACACCGCCGAAAACGCCACTATCGTCGCCTCAGCGGCGGTAGCACAAACCGAAATACAAATTGGCGAAGTGGCTGCATCGACTGCTCCGGCAGGCAAAGCCGGCGTGATCGAGGTTATCGTCTTCGACTACGCTCGTACTACTTTCCACAAACACGTGCGTACCAGTTACTTCCGTAGCGAGGGAACGGCCGCAGCTGATCAGGAGGCCGGGCTTTACGGCGGCATCTGGAGAAATACGGCGGCCGTGACTGAAATAGATGTGATCGGCGGAGCCAATGTTTTTGAAGCTGGATCGCGAGCCACTCTCTATGGAATGGGTTAGACCGTGCCGCCCTGCACCGACTGGATCAGCGGAGACGATGTAGCCGATTGCTGCTCGGTCGAGGTCTCCTCGGGCGCACTCTTCGACGTAGTGGCGAGTAAGGCTTCCGAGATCCTGTTCGAGCTTTCGGGACGGCAGTTTGCGGGACTGTGCGAGAAGACCGTTCGTCCCTGCCGCACCAACTGCAACTGCATGTGGCAGATCCTCTCTCGAGGCCACATCATCGGGCCGTGGGACTGGGGCTACGGGCCATACGGGGGCTACTGGATGTGCGATTCCAGTCCCTGCGGCTGTGTACCACTCTCCCGAGTCAAGCTCTCGGGCTATCCCGTGCAAGAAGTCACGGAGGTCAAGGTCAATGGTGCGGTTGTCCCGGCCACCGAGTACCGGCTGGACGAGCAGCGTTACGTGACGGCCGTGAGAGCGCTCTCGACAGATGATGCGAACTCTTGGCCGGGCTGCCAGAACCTCGATCTTCCCGACACTCAAGAAGGTACGTGGAGCATCACCTACACCTACGGGCAGGAGCCTCCGGAAATCGGGATAGAGGCAGCGGCGCAGCTGGCCTGCGAGCTTTACAAAGCTTGCAACGGAGAATCCTGCGCGCTTCCCAAGGGGACTACTCGCGTCACCCGCCAGGGGGTCACGATCGAGAAGCTGGCCTTTTCCGCCTGGGCCTGGGTACCCGCCAGAAGCGCCCGTTCCGGTCGTGCTCCCGGTTGGCAGACGGGACTGCCGCTAGTGGATGCCTTCCTTGCGGCCTATAATCCTGCCGGCCTCATGCGCCGGCCGGTGTTTTGGGCTCCCTCGATCACCCATAGGTACGCGCGGCCCGTTGGATGAGCGTCATTCTGAACGAGGCGGGCCTCCGCTTCTTTCTTGAGTCCGAAGGCGGGCCGGTAGGAGGAGATCTTCAACGCCGTGCAGAGAACGTGACTGCGCTCGCAACCCAGAACGCCGAAGGTCAGATCATCGGGATCGAGACCGGGGATCTTCACTCGGGGATTCGCTTCGAGATCGGGCACGATACGGAGGGGCTGTTTGCGATCGTGAAGACGGACGCGCGGCACAGAGGATTCGCTTACCCCGCCTGGTGGGACAGGTTCGGGGGACGGCCCTGGCTTACTAGCGCGCTCAGAGACGGATTCGACAGCTGATGGCCGGAACAGGCCCGCAGGATCTGTTCGCGCTCTTGCAGGAGTTCCTAGAGGCGTGTGAGGCATCTCTGGACACGATCCCCACCTTCGCTCCGGGGCTTGCGGGTGCCCCGGAGCGATCATTCGTCTCTCCCGGACAGCCCCAGTACGATTGCTGCCCCGATGGACAGTTGACCGTGCACGCGGCGGCGGTCAACTCCGACCCGCTTCAGCCACTTGCAAATCAGGAGCGCTTGAACACCGTCTTTCTGGTCGCAACCATTCTCCGCTGCGTCCCCTCGACCGGTGAGGACGGAAACTATCCCGAGGTCGTGGAATCCCAGGAAGCGGCAGAGCAGGTTGATGCTGACGGCTGGGCGCTCTGGAATCACATCTTCAACCTGATACGAGCCGAAGAGCTATTTACACTCTGCGGGAAGATTCGCTGGGACGGCTTGCGCTCGATTACTCCCTCGGGAGGGTGCGGAGGCTGGACTTTGAATCTGAGCGTGGAGTACGACGGCTATTTGGACTAGGAGGTAAACCCGCATGGCACGTAACTTTGATGATGTTCTCTCTCAGGATCGGGAGTTCACCGTTCGGGGGGAGAAGTTCTCTTTTCAGGACGTACGCCCGGAGGTTCTTTCGGGGTTCGAGATCTCTACGAACGGAGACGAGGAACTATCGGTTTGGAAGGTGCTGACCGATCAGATCCTGCTCTTTCTCCCCACTGCTGATCACGAGCGCTGGCTTACCCTGAGAGAGCGGGAGACGGAGCCGGTCACGATCGCGCAGTTGCAGGAGATCATCAAGTGGCTCGTGGAGGCGCAGACCGGCCGCCCTACGGAAGCGCCCTTGCCCTCGGCCTCTGGGCGTGGGAAAACCGCAGGATCATCCAAGGGCGCGTAGATGCTAACGGCGGAGACTCTGAACAGTTGTCTCTTCGCCGCTTCCTCGATATTGCGGAGTACATGCTCGTTGAGGACGCCCAGCGTATTCCGGGGGTCACGCTCTTGAGCGCCATCGATCTAGTGGCCCCTTCTCAAAAGGACGCGCCGAAGGCCCTGAGTGAAAGACAGGTGGCGGCCCAGAACGAGTCCTCCCTAAAACAGCTTGAGCAGATGATGAAAGGCGTCAAGTGAGCGAGTTCCTCGCGGAAGCGTCTGTTCTCGTTCGTCCTGACACGACCAAGTTCCGAGCCGAGCTTGCTGCTCAGCTGGCGGTCGCCACTCGTGGTGTCTCGATTCCTATTCCGATCGTGGCGGCACCCCTTGCCGCGAGCCAAAGACAAGTGACCGCTGCGCTGACAGAGACGGCGGCTGCCGCGCAGGTAATGGGGGCGCAGCAGGAAATCGCTGCTCGCAAGGCTCAGACGCTGATCAAATCTCAGTCCCAGTTGGAGAGAGGGGCGGCTTCCACGGCCCTTTCTCTCGTCGGCGTACGTGGGGCCACCCTTGCGGCCTCAAGTTCCTTCCTGGCAGGTGCGGCGGCAGTCGCAATCTTCTCCAAGGCAGTCGGGGCTGCCGCTTCTTTGGAGGAGGAACTCAATGTCTTTCGCGTCACCGCTCAGGCGACGGCGGATCAGATGCAGCGAGTAGGAGAGGAAGCTCGCAAGCTCGGAGCCGACATCTCTCTGCCCGGTGTCTCCGCGACGGACGCAGCCCAGGCCTTCACCGAACTAGCCCGCGCCGGCTTGGACGTACAGGATGCGTTGGCCGGAGGGCGAGGGGTTCTTCAGCTCGCAACCGCTGCTCAGTTGTCCTTTGCGGACGCGGCAGAACTTACGGCCTCTGCGCTCAATGCCTTCGGGCTCGAAGGTGAGGAGGCAATCCATGTGGCCGATCTGCTCGCGAACGCGGCTAATGAAGCGCAGGGCGGCATCGGAGATATGGGGCTGGCTTTGAGACAATCGGCCGCCGCCGGCCGTCTGGTCGGACTCTCTCTCGATGACACCGTTGCTCTGCTGACCCTGCTTGCCAGGAACGGGCTCCAGGGATCGGATGCCGGGACTTCACTGAGGGTGGCCCTGCTCAAGCTGGTCAACCCCACCAAGCAGGCCAATCAGGTTCTGGAACAGCTAAACGTTACTTTGAATGACGCGCAGGGGAATCTACGCCCGGATATCTTTGCGCAGATTGCAGACGCGACCGAGGATCTGGGGATCAAGCAGCGTCGGGCCGCGCTCGGAATCATCTTCGGAACAGATGCCATCCGTGCCCAGTCCATTCTCGGACGGGAAGGGGCGGATGCACTCGATGAGATGTCCACTGCTCTCGACCGTCAGGGTGCGGCAGCGGAGCTGGCAGGAGCAAGGGCACAGGGTTTCTCGGGGCAGATGGCTGCGCTCTCCTCCAACCTAGAGACACTGGGAACGACCCTCGGCTCTCTGATCCTTCCTCCGCTCGAACTTTTTACCTCCCAGCTGAACGACACCATCACCACTCTGAATCGGAGCGCTAGTGCGTTCGCGGAGCTGGTGTCAGGACTACAGAGTTTGGACGCTCCTCTGCGCGCGGCCATTCCTGGCTTCGAGCGTTTCGAGAATGCACTCGGACGTGTTCTCAGTCTGACCGCCGGCGGGCCGTTCATCGCTACCGCACGGCAGTTTGACTTCCTGGCCGATCAGTTTGGAATCGGAAGCAAGCAGATTCAGGGAGACGCGAAGGACACCGCAAGAGAGGTACGCAATCTGTTCTCGGCCTTCCAGGAAGCAGGAGGAGGGCCAGTCGCTGTCAACACGCTCGTGGTCGGGATAGACAAGCTCGCGGACAAACTGGCGGCCGGGGATCAGGAAGCACAAAGACTGGCCGCTGAATTGAGAGAAGTAAAGAAGGAGATCATCGACTTCGGAAATCTTCCCCCGACCGTCTTCGACATCGAGGCGCGGCTGGACAAGAACAAGGCCCGCCAGGAGGGTAAAGAGGGAGCGGACATCCTGATCGACGTTCTCCGCAGCACTCTGAGCCCAGAGGCTGGGGCTGCGATTGGCTTTGACTTCATGCAGGGCGTGGGAGAAGGAATCCAGCAGAGCGTGAAGAAGATCAAGCTGACGTTGACTCTGCCCGAATTGCGGGGACAGTTGGCTGGGCTGTCCGAGAAGTTGATCGGGGCGCAGATCGAGCAAGACCGGCAGGCGCAACTTGCGATCTTGAGAGAGCAGCAGCAGCGCCTTCAGAGGCGTCTCGAAGTGGGAATCGAGGATGTCAAGGCACGGCGTGAGTTGAAGCAGCAGCTTCTCGACATCACCAACCAGATCAGAAGCATCGAGGATTCGATCGTGGCCGATCAGGAAAGGGCTGCGCGGGAGGCAGAAGGACGAGCCAGAGAAGCAGAACAGGCACGCAGAGAGCGAGACGCGGCCTTCCTCGATCTACTCGGAGGAACCCAACAGCGTGCGCAGTCCGCGATCATCGCAGCCCAGGGCACGAAGACCTTGGCCGATGATCTGAAGACCAATCTTGACTTTCGCTCTCTGTTGCGAAAGCAAGTGGATCTGGTCAAGAAAACCGTGGAGGATGCCAAAACGCGAGCGGAAGAACTCAGAAACTTGGCCCGCCAGTTGATCCAAGTCGGGCAAGAGATCAATCAGATCCAGGAGCAGATACGTGAAGCGCGAAGGCAGGAGCGCCGTGAGCGCCGTGAGCGCATCCGGGAGAATCTAGAACTTAGTATCCAGATCGCGGAGGCGACGGGAAACCGGGCGGCCGAGGTCAAGGCGCGAGAGGCGGAGATTGCGCGCATCCAGCTAGAGATCCGACAGACCCGCAAGGGATCACTCCAACGAAAGAGGCTGATCCTGGAACTGCGCCAGACCCAGGCCGAATTGCGAGAGATCCAGAAGGAGAAGGAGAAGACGAACAAATTTGCGGAGTTGGCCTTCGGCTTCCTTCAACAGCAGCAAGGATTTGCAGCCAACCTGCTCTCGAACCTGATCCCCGCTGGAGCCGCCGCCGGGACAGTGGGTGGTGTCTCCCCGCCTGCCCCTGCTCTTCCCTCACCCACACTTGCGGTCGAAAGAGAGGGCGCGGTCGCGCAAGTGCGAGAAGAAGGTCTATCGCGCGGTCAGGGGAACACGCAGATCCAGCTGCTTAGGGACATCAAGCGGCTCCTCATCGACCTCAACATCGGAACCGGGCACCCTGAAGCCAAGCACCAGCGGATCACTGCAAACGCGGCCTTCGACATGCTGAACCCCACCTGATGGCCGACGTAGCTGTCCCTTTCACGCTCACTACCCCGGCGGTCACGCTTGTCTTCAACGACGACTCCGCCGATCAGTATTACATCACTGAGATCGCGGGACTGGGCGTGCCCCCGATTCGTGCCCCGATCGATAACGTGCCTCTGGGGGACGGAGGGCTGGTTCACGACTTCTGGAAAGGGCCGCGCCACATCGCGGTCGAGGGCGTGCTCCTGATCCAGTCCACCCGCATCCAGGACGACATTGTGGACATCCGAAACCAGATGGAGGATGACCTGATCGACGCCCTGGAATCGATCTTAAGAGCGGATGGAACGCTGGCCTACACCCCGACCGGGGCCTCCGCCCGCTCCTGGACGGTGCGCCACGACATCCCGCTCGACTTCCGACACGTCGAGAACTATCTACTCGAATCCTTCTCCTTCGGGCTGGTGGCAGCGGAGCCCGACTGGGCCGGTAGCTCTTGAGTCTGCTTGTTGAGCTGGACGGCACGGATGTATCCGGTGTCGCGATTCAGGGCTCCTCCACCCGCAGGCTGAACCGTCCCTCTCTGGGGCAGATCAAGATTCCAATGGACGCCGCGATCGGCGGCCCCGGCTCCAAGCTCAAGATTACCTTCGACGGCACGCTCCACCATCACGGCACCGTTCTCTCGTGTGAGACGGACGCCGGGGAGGACACGGGCTACACGGTCTACAACTCCGCTGATCCGATGGAGTTGTGGCAGTGGAGGCCAGCGCGAGATGACACCTGTGACTTCTCTAAGCCCACCTTCATCGAGGACTATTTGACTGGCCCGGCGATCATGGAGGACATTCTTTCGAACTCCGAGAATTGTGGAGGAGGAGGGCAGGACGATACCGAAGGCCCGCTCTTCCTCGACTTTGGAACATTCGCAGGAGGGGGAGTTAGCTTGACTGGCGCTCCGGTGGATTGGCCGATGACGATTGCGGAAGTTGCGACCTTGCTCACATCTACCGGAGAACTAGACATCGTGATCACTCCCACAGACGCGGGCGGCGGAATGATGGGGACGGTGGACTGTTACAACGGAGACTACGGGACAGATCTGTCTGGCTCTCTCGCCTTCCAGTACGGCACCGGGGCAAGAAACATCCGTCGTGTTCGCTGGAACGAGGACATGACCCAGCTCTGTAACAAGCTCTGGTACTACGGAGGACCGAGAATCCAGACAGCGGCTGATCCTGCGGGAGATCAGCACTGGTGCTGGAACATCACCGGAGACGATCCCGGCCTGGCTTATCCCCCCGGAGGAGACATCGACACACCATCGAGCATCAACCCCATCGGAGAATGTCGGGTTGATTCTCAGTCTCTCTATGGAGTGCGTATGGATATCAGGATCTACGACGCCCTCTCCGATCTCTGTCTGGGGCCAGGATCTGTTGATCCTGGCAGGGAGCTGTACCGCAGGCTCTGGCAGGTCGAATCCTTTCTACGTTGCCAGCCGCGCGATCTTGTGCACATCACCCCGATCAGAGACTTCGGGATCAACTCCTTCGACATCGGTGATCTGGTTACCGTGGAAGCAGGAGCAGTACTCAGAGGAGGCTTCTCAGGCGTCCAGCGGGTCTACGAGTACACCATCTCCTGGGACGAGGATGGCCCCTTCGAGCTTTCCGAGCTTCAGACCTCTCCCAACAATGAAGGATTCTGATGACCCGCCCGATCTATGAGCCCAGCCTGCCCCGCAAAGACGCGGAGCTGGACTATGGCTCGCGGCAGTTGTTTCGTCGCCCCGCCCCTCTGAACGAAGGTCTTATCTGGGAGCCTGCTTGGGGCTGGCGGCATGGCCCTTCAGGCGGCCCTCTGAGTATCTCTGACAACACGACTACCAATCTCAACAGCTGGGCCACATCAGATGTCAAACCAGGGCAAACGAAAGTAGATGTCAGCGTCGCCAACGGCATCTCTCTCGACGGCGGTGTCATGTTCCTGGTCACCCTTCAAATCGACTGGCAAGATGACTGGGCCGGAGAGACTTACGTGATGTTCGGCAATACCGCCGGGATTCTCTCTACAACTACAGCGGACATTCTCTATCTCCCGTCGGGGACGGCCGTATTCCGTTCCCAGACTAGTATCCACTCGTGGCCCTTCGGTGGAACAGTCTTTGCCAATGTGCGGCAGGTATCGGGAATGTCTCGCAACATCAGCGATATTCGTCTGAACGCTGTTGAAATAGGGGAAGTACCCGATATCGGAAGCGGCGGATTCTGGGGCTGATGAACATTCCTCCTGATCGCCTAGAAGGGAGAGGATGAGATTCGCTTGTTCCCGGCTCTCCCCTTGAAATTCATCGCGGCTCCCTTGAGTGCAGCGAGCGTATTCCTGGGCGACATCCTGACCGACTTCGGGGGCTACGTGGGAATCGCGCTCAACATCGCGGCGCTGGGGATCTTGGTCGGAGGCTTCGTGGTCGTGGGTTACTACCGATCCTCGGTCGATGCCAAAAACGAGATCATCAAGGATCTCAAAGACGAGCGGGACATCGACCGACAGAAGACCGAACGGCTAGGAGGTGAAGTCCGTGATCTTCTGATCAAGTGCAAGTCGATAGAAGGAGAGCTGGAAATAGCCAGACTCCGAGTTATGCAGCTTGAGGAACGACCGGACACTACCTTGTTACTCGCGGATGCGCAGTCAGGCAGACAAGCGGCTGTAGCTGAGATCTCGGCCAAGATCGACGTGCTCGTGGCGAAGTTCGATTCTCTGGCCCAGTACGTTCTACCCGTTCAAGTCACCCACAAGGAGGAATGATGCTCAACTATTTCACCCAGTCCGCGAAGGCCATCTTCGCGGGTCTGGTCGCAGGACTCGGGTCTCTGTCGGCTGCACTGGTGGCCGACAAGAGCCTGGGAGATCTGACCGACGGGCAGTGGATCGTAGTCGTGCTGGCGGCGCTCGTGGCCTTCGGTGGTGTCTACGGCATCCGCAACACGAGTCCCTAAACAACAGCGGCCCCGGACGGAAGGGAGCGGGGCCGCTGTTTCTCCTAGAGGGGAGAGGAGATCCCTCAGTCTATACCGAGCAGGCGGGCGCGGCGGTTCTTTTCCGCCATGACTTCTGCCTGCTCCTCTTCGTTAAGCAGCGTCTGGCGAAATCCCTTGAGATGGCGAGCAGGCGGCCTGCGTCTCTTCAGCGTCTCAGGATGAGCCTCTAGACGATGGTGTAGCGCCTGTTCGCGGCCTTCGGCGGTCGTACCCAGATACTCCCATTCACAGAGAGCACAGGCACTTCTGAGGGGCATCTTGTCCCGGCGCTCGGTCTCCAGTCTGCGCATCTCAGCGGCGCTGAAGCCGCGCTCATCGGTCACTCTGTTTCCCCAGCGTCGTCAGCGAGGACAGCATCTACGAGCGCCCACAGCAAGTATCGTATGGCTTCCTCGTCGTAATCAGGAGAAGCAGCCTGGGACTTCGCTTGCTTTGCCAGCTCCGTCAGCCGCCCCTCTCTCTCCAAGGCTGCGGCAAGAGCAGCCTCGGCGATATCGGCGCGGCGTTTGTAGGCGTTGCGATCCTCGCAATCCTTGATGCGAAGTCGTGCCTCGTCCGCAAGCTCCTTCTCGGCGCGTTCGGCGCGCTCCACCGTTGCATCTAGAGCTACACCCAAGCACCTGGTTTCATGTTCGGCGCGTTCGGCGCGGTCTTCCTGCTTTTTGGCCTCGGCTTCCCACCCCTGTCGCTCTGCGCGGAATAGCTCGGCCCGTTTCTCCCATAGATCCCGCTCCTTCTTGGCGCGCTCGCTTCTCTTGATTTCGTCAGCACTGGCGAAACCTCGCGGAGCGCGGAGACGTGCCTCATCCCGCTCCTTCTCGGCGCGAATGGCGCGCTCCTTCCATTGTTCAGCACGGGTACGTTCGCTAGTCTCATTCTCGTAATGTAAATCCCGCTCCTTCTGGACTGCGAGGAGAGTGCTCTTTAGGGAGTCGAGGGCGGCGTTCAAGCGAGCGACCTCATCACACAACGCATCGAGCAGCGCGGCTGCGTTGCCAGCAGAGCCGTCGCGATTGGCTTCGGCTGATTTCCGCGCCTCCCGCACGATCTCGAACTGGCGCTCCAAGTCTTCACGCCTATTAGATGCCGGAGTCACGGCCGCTCACCTATAGGAGCATGTTTCGCGCAGTAAGCCTCGGGGATGCGCTGGCTCGCGACTCGGTAGAGCTTTGTGTCGGTCGCACTACAGCGCCCTCGTCCGTCCTCGTGTTCACAGCGCCAGCCCTCCGCACGTCTAAACCAGACATCGCGCTGCTCCCTCGGAACGAGCTTGATCGGATCGGGATTCTGTTGTAGCAAGCGATTCCGTTCTGGCTCTTTACTCGTCTTAGATTCAGCGCTCACACTGCCCCTTTTCCTCGGTGGCGGCGAGGGCCTCAAGCATCTCATCGCCCGAAATGGGACGACCAAGTTGCTGCTCGATTCCTTCGGGCAGAAGAGACGCGACGAACTCATACCAGCGTCGCCCTCGGCGCTCAGGCGCTTCGTTCAATACAAAGTCCCGCGCTGCCTCCTCGATCCGCCCAAGCCGCGCGAGGCGGGCTTCGGTTGCAAGACATTGCCGTGGACTAAAAGAGCGATTAGATTCCAGAGTCATGGTCCGATTCCACCCGGTGCGTGCGAGAAAGAGCCTTCCTGATGCCAACAACCGTTGCGAAATGCGATAGCAGCGACGGACACTCCGAGCTAATTCGTAGAGAACCGCTCTCTGAGCTGAAAAGCGTTTTAGATTTCACGGCTGACACGCCCAAGGGCTCCAGTCCCGCCCGCTCGCCACGAAATAGCGGTGAGCAGCGCGCGCCTGTGCCAGAAACGTCTCCCCATGCCCGTAGGTGGAGCGCGCGAAGTCTCCCATCTGGAAGATCCCGAGATACTGGCCGTTGTGAGCATGGCGGCTGAGACCGCTCTCACACTCGGCCACGGCCAGAGCTTGTTCCGCGTACTCCCCAAATACGTATCGAATCGAGAGCACAACGTCTGTTGCCAGCTCCCTCCACCAGCGCTCGTAAGACTTGCGCGCTTGGTGCGCTTTTCCGCGCCAGCGTTCGGCCAGGTAGCGGATGTGAGGGCAAGATGACGCTCGCTTGAGCGCGCTTCCAAGCGCCGCTCCTGCCCTCATCTTCTCGCGATGCTCTGCGTACCGCGTGCTGTAGAAGTCAAGTCCGCGCCGGGCATCGAAACAGCCCGCGCGTATAACTTGCTTCGCTGCGATTCGGAGTGCATCAGGGGCAGGGCCTGCGGCAGTTCGGGGGAGCCCTGCCCCTGAGCCTGTGATCAAACCTATGGCTAGTGCGCCTGTCACCAGAAACCTCAGATCACCTTTCCTTCCGTCGCTTACACGTCCTCGCCGTGTAGGTGGCGGCGTTCGCGGGTTTTCAGTTCAGCCAGTATATCAAGCTGCCTCAGAAGTCAAGTCTAGGTTTCGGTTCAGGCGGCGCTCGCAGGCTGCGCGTGCTTCAGGGGTGCGATGTTGGTGGGGGCAGGTCTTCCATTCGCTCTCGGAGCTTCTCAGATGCCGCAGGGCGGCTTGCAGCGACGGATGGTGCCGGGCACAAACCTGTACCGACCGGGACTCTGGGTCTTGCTCGTCTACGTGATGTCTCTGGATGAGGCCGTGACAGTCTCCGACCGCAGGGCCGAAGAAGAACTCCACTACGCAAAATTCACGCGGGAGCCTGCGCCAGTCGCGGCGGTCATAGACGGTTCTCTCCATCGGGCATCTAGTCTGAGGTTAGCGTCCGAATCGGCCAGCGGTGCAGCGCATCGTGGCAGGGACGACAAAGGTTGAAGCCAGAGAAGATTCTCCGGCACGTCATCACCTCCCTGCGAACGATAGTGGAGATGATGCGGGTCTACTCCAGGCCGCCGTTCGCAAAGCTCGCAGGGCTCATTCATGTGCTCCAGACGGAAACGCGCGATAGCCTCAGGGTCGCGGATTCGCTTGCGGGGTTTGGGGTCGGCAGTCAATGCACCTGAACTCTGTTTTGTGAGACGGATAGAGCGTCCTTACCTCTGCCACGTCCTCGCACTTCAGCGGCCGGCCGCAGTTCCAGCACTCGCGCGGTGAGTTGGGCCAGAGCTTCCATGAGAAAGCCTCAGAACTCTTTGCCACAGCATCTACATCTGGCGGGGTACGCTGCGGCACGAGGGGACACCCCGCCAGATCTGAGGGCATCACGAAGGGCATGATGCGAAAGCTGCTCATCGACCGCGCGGCGGAGCCAGTCCTTCTGCTCCGGTGGATCGAGGGAAGCCACGGCTCGATGATGAGACCAGCTCAGGCTCTTGCGGCGGGTGGAGCGTGGAACTCTCTCCGAGACGCGCAGGTACTCGCGCATCCCCTCCTCGGAGATCCCGAGACACTCGGCCGCCTGCGTCCACTGCTCCGGAAAGAGGCGCTCGCCGTACATGAGCCAGTCCCCGATCGCGAAGCGCAGGCTCTGGTGCATCCGCCCGAGCAGGAAGCCGATGGCCTCGAAGCGCTCATAAGAGAGAGAGGGATCAGAAAGATGAAGTCCGATCTGGCTGATCGCGCCGTTCTGCTCAAGCTCCGCGAGAAGTGCGATGCCACCTCTCTCCTGGACGGCGGGTGCGGACATCTATGAGAACTTGAGCGCCGTCTCTACTTGCACCTTGACCGGCTGCCACGAGCGGTCAGGCACGGCCACAAACTCTCCGCTGCCATCCTTTGATGCATCGAGATAAGAGCGAATAGCTGCCTTCGCGCTCGAAGCTTCAACCACCCCGAGAGGCACCCATGCGTCCGTGGCAGCTTTGCTCAGCCTGAGTACGAGGTACTTGGTCATGCGGGTATCTCCTCCTCTTTCGTTACGTAACGCAATTCCAAAATGTCCATGATGATCAATCTCATGCTCCGAGGAGAATCTGCTGCCTCAGCTTTGATCGCCTGAAACAGTCCCGGCTGAAGCCTCAAGAGCTGCGTGCGCGCCCCGAACTCCAACTTCGAGGGAGCCTCTGAGGGCGGACAGTCGAGCGAGTAGTGCTCGCATAGGATCGATCGGATGAAGTCAGACAGCGAGCGGCCATCGGCTTCCGCGTCCTTGCGCAGCTTGCGGAGGATGCGCCGGTCGATGTTGCGCAGGAGGAAGAAGCACCAGAGCTGCTCGTTCACGTCACGAGTATATCACCAGATCACGCGACGGACGCGCCGTTTGCAGCACAAACAGAAATAGTGTCCAGCCACGAGCTGCGCCCATCCCTTTCCGCAGGCACGCCTCTCCCAGTTCGAGGAATTCAACCTCACGCTCTTGAGCGTGTTGCAGTAGACAGGCACCATTAGCGGCGCGTTCTTCATTCCCTCCCCTGAGGATAAGAGTCCTAACGGACAGTCTCAGTCTGACAGGACGAGCCCGAGAGTCAACCCTCGTTCGAGGGAACTTCATGCTCCTTGCGAGAACTTTTGGCGTCTTCCCAGTAGTCGAAACCGTCAGCAATCACCAGCGGTGGCTCAAGATAACCGGAGCGCAAGTCCACCGCCGCGCGGTAGAGCTTGCCCTCCCAGGTAACGGTATCCCCGATGAGGTAAACAGTCAGCGGCTCCCACTTGCCCCGGCGGATGGGCTCAGCTCTGGGGCGTGGCCCTGGAATGTTCATCCGCTTCCTTGAAAATCAGCTCAGCCTCATCAGTCAGTACGTCCGCCCAGAGCCAGGAATCCTTGAGGATGAGGATGGCGTCATGCTTCTCGGCCTCCGAGGGAGAGTCGAGCGGCATGTGGTGCTTTCGGCGCAGGTAGCGCTCGAACACGGGCCGTCTCTGAAATTTCTTCGTCTCAGGCAAATTCTCGGTCATCGCTCTGGCCTTCGATAGCCCATGTAGCCAAAATGGGCACCGAGCGCCATCCCGATATTGACACCAAAGAGAAACAGCCAAATCCCCATGAGCACCCAAAACGTGAGAACGAGAAACGTCATCCCTTCATCATCTCCCTCACTCGCGCCGGATCAGGCGGCACGGCCCGTGTTCCATCCGTCCGCCAGAAAGACGCATCGACGGAGCCGTGGCAATCAGGGCATGGGGCGTAACCCTCAGGTTGAACCTGAACGAGCACAAAGCGATCTCCTCCACACGTGGGGCAGGCCGTGCTCTCGCTCTGAAGATTGACCCCGCGCGTCTTACGCTGGGCCCTCTCCTCGAAAACCCGCAGCCAGTGCTTGGCGAGCGCGCTCGGGGTGAGCATCACATCCGGCATCACCTGCCGGTACATCTTCGCGCGGGTGTGGATCTCGTCCGCCAGGATGTAGCTGTCCGTGATCTCGGGCGACTGCTCGCGGATCGACTTCAGCGCTCCGTTCAGTTCTCCGCGCGCCTGCGTTTGGTCGCTGCCTGTCACTTGCGCCAGGGCTTCGTAGGCGTAGTCCCTAGATCTCGACATCGCGCTTTCCAGTCTTCTCAGTCCAGATCCATGGCTTCTCCGTGAACTTCGGCCCAGGCTCATTCTTCAATTCCCGCTCAGTCTCTAGCAGATCTTCCCAGAGCGAAGTCTTTTGTGGGTCGCCGTCATCGTAGATCTTGATCTTCATCTTCGTCTTATCGCTCATCTCACACTCCCTTCTCTCTTCGTAGCTTGTTCTTCATCTTTAGTTCTTTGCGCGTAGCGCGCCCGGTATCCCTACCCACCACCACCCGACCGTTTCTCACAGCGTCGTCCCGTAGCGTTCTCACGCTGCCGCCTCCACGTGGAAGGCCGACGCAACGCTGGCAGTCCCACGTTTGACCGCCCGATGCGCTAGGCTTTGCTCACTGTTTGATTCTGCACCGGAGCAAACAGTAGCCTCCGCCCGCGACTCGCGCAAGAGGTTTCGCGACAGCCCCCTCACTGGGGGCTGTTCGCTATCTGAGGGCGGAGAGGAGACTACGCCCTCATTCCTCGGAGATCGCAAGCTCTTGCCCTTCGAGCACCGAAGCCCAGGCCGCACGGATGTCCTCGACGCCGGGTGGAGGAAACTTTCCCGGATCATGCTCGCGTGCGATCTTGAAGGCAGCGCCCGCTGCCACTTTGAGAAGCTCTGCCTTCATCTCCTTGCTCAGCCCGTCCGTGTTCACGGAGCCGGGGAAGAGCAGCCGGCGGGCTGCATCCGCGAAGGCGTAGAAGAGGTCATGCACGCCTTCGTCGTAGGCGGACACCATCTCGGTCACCTTCGCCCAGGAGGTGGGTCTACGCGGCGGCTCAGGGCCTTCTATGCGTACCTCCGGCTCAGCGGGCATCTCGGCTTCGGGGGTGGCCTCGTAGCCCGCCAGGGTCATCACGAACCCGAGCGGGTGTCTCAGGGCTTTGGAGACGGCGCGTGTCTGGGCCATCGAGCGAAGCGCGTAATCGTCCCGGCTCTTCCAGGTCGCTTCCGCTCGCGTGCACATGGCCTCTGCCGCCCCCACTTCATCCCCGTTTCGGGTGCGGGCGACGACACGGGCCTCCCAGCCGTCCTCGATCGGCCGCGTCCACTCGACCACCGGGAAGACGCCCAGCATGCTCCCGAGCAGCGTCCAGCCTTCGACGTAGACATGCTTCTTACGCCCGATCTGCTTGAACAGCTCCTTGGACTCGATCACGGCAGCGAGCGCGTTAGCGGCCTCGGTCGCGCGCTCCACGACCGTCACCGGGGAAGCGTCCCCAAAGAGATTGACCGCGTGTTGCTCGCGGACGGCGGGCAGGTTCTCCATGATCTCCTCTACCTCGGCCTCGATGGTTTCGGGTTCAGACATGACGAACTTCTCCCGAGATCCATTCGATGTCTCCATGTGCCCACAGCATTACCACTGGTAGCTTGCCAAGATTCATGTCGAGACTGAACTCAGCTCCCAGGCGCGTGAAGTGCCGACGTAGGAACAGTTCTTCAGGCTCTCTGCGCCCAGGCAATTTCCAGACTGCCCAAGATTCCCAGCGACGCCACTTCATCGCAGGTACTCCGCAAGCTCGGCTGAGCAGACCGGGGAGCGCAGGAACTCATCGAGCGTCCGCCGGAGCTGTCGCTGTGCCTGCTTCGGGTCTTGCTCCTTGAGCGCGAGCGCGATCGACATGCTCAGGCTTCCAACCCAGAACGGATCGGACTTAGCGGCCTCGGGAATCAGCGTGAGCACGTTCATCAGGCCCAGCCTCCTCGGTCAATCACGCGTTGAAGCTCAACGCGCTTGGGGTCATTGGGCTCATAGGCTTCCAGGTCTTCCTCGGTCACGCGCACGTAACCGCGTGCCGCGTCTTGACCTTCG